TCCATGATCGATTGTTGCCGTGGGCGCTCCAAGCGTTCCCAGGTCAACATAAATGAATTGGAGAATTGAAGATGGTGTATAGCTGTAGGAAATATTCCCGAAGTCAAACCCAACTACGGGAGATATAGACCCAGAACCAGCATATGAAAATACCATCTATATCAGCATACAGCGAAATAAAAGGGGGATCGCAAGCAACCCCCCTGATACCATGATATAGATTTCAATATAATTAGATCAGTCGAGGCTGACGTTGAGGGTGACTTTAATTTGGTCGCCGTCGTTTTGGATGCTGTATGGTCCGTTGGTGAATCTTTCTGCGAAGAAGATCGAAGAATAGAGAGTTAAATCACCAGCGCCATCGAGTGCAGGTTCTGTAGTAAAAGTGTTTGCGTCTTCTACAGAATGGATTGTGTATGTTCCTGCGGTTGTAACAGCGTTACCACTACCCTGATCGATGTAGATTACATCACCAACAACTAGACCGTGAGCAGTTGCAGTGACTTCGGAGAAGTCAAAGTCAATGTCATCGTTGTTATTTGTGGGCTGAATGTTATCGATTAGAGCGTTGTTGAGGTAAACGATAACGGTTCCATCTGCATCAGCAGTCTCTCTGTCGATACCGATGATTTCGGTAGCAGCATCTAGACCATTAGGACCAGTGTTAGCAGCGTTGGAAGAAACAACCATTCCTTTAGCAAGATCAGCAGCAACTTCTGCGAGGAAGTTAACGTCGTTGCTGACGCCAGCAGAAAGTGGGGTATCGATGTATACGGTAGTGCCAGCAATACCAACCACACGAGTTCCAGCAGCAACACCAACACCAGTTACGCGCTGACCGATTGCAACACCAGCAGTTGAGGTAACTGCAAGTTCGAAAGTACCAGAGGTGCCAGTAGCAGCAGTCGTATTGGTGATAGCGGGGAGTTCGATGAACTTGTTGCCCAACTGACCACGAATACCAGACTTGGTGATGGTGGTGGCAGAAGCACAAGAAGCAGCATCAGCAACACCATGAATGGTGCTAGGCATGTTGTTTGCGCGTGCTAGGTAGTAACCGTAGATGTCTCCAGCAGCAGCACCGAAAGTGAAAGTTTGCTCTGGGTAGGAAGCAGTGGTTCTACCTTCACCGAAGGCGAGTGGCTGTGCTGCGAAAGTACCAGTGTTCTTAACACTTAAGTTGAGAGTCGTGCCATCAATGTCAACAACATATGCGCCAGTGCCTACATCGCCACCAGTTACATAGTCGCCTTTCTTGATACCTGCGTTAGAAGCAACGGTGATTAGATACTCGCCAGCCGTGCCGTCGCCATTAACAGTAGTAACAGGAGAGGATTCTGTAGCAATCGTCCAACGGTTGCCGTTCAGAAGAATACCTCTTTGTTGTGAATAGTCCTGATCAGTTCTGTTGTTGATAACAGAAGGATAATCAGTGGTTACTGCTTGACCGTAACCGATGACATTACCATCGATGTAAGGCTCATAATATCTGGTCTGTGAAGGCGTATCGCTTTCTGCAGGATACGTATCAGTGGTGTATAGTTTAAGGATTAAGTTTCTGGGGATCGACTGATTAGCATTCAGAAGATTACGCAGAGACTCAATTTCACCATTATTGGTTACTAGCAATGCCATGGAGACTCTCCTCTACTTTTTTCGTGCGAGTTTATTTTTATTTATAATGAGTATGATTTATAATTTGAGTTTCAATGAAACTACAAACCTTGAGATGTTAATTGAGTAGATGACCTCAAACTGGAAGATATCCCCAGCGTTCACAGTGGTGTTCCATGTTGAAAGATTGTCGTCTTTATTCTTTCTCTGAACGCTATTATTTAGCACACCAAGAGTAGGTCTTTCCGTACCACAAATAGATGTGAAATTGGGGAAGTCTTCAAAGCTACACTTTTGAATGTCAACTTCTAGATTACCTTCAGTGTCAGAAATGACAGTCCAGGACTCGATCTCTCCTGTGACATCAATGGTCATGTTACCCTTCACGCCATTTGACATTGGGAATGACCCACTATCAATTACATAGTTGAGGGTTCTGGTCAGGTCAGCAGTCGTAGCATATGCAATACCAAAGAACGCTGCTCCACCTGTGGGTGGAGTGTTGAATACGATCTGATCGTTGGATACTACGTAATCAACTTTAGGTTCTAGAATGACATTATTAATAGAAATGGCAATCTGTTCCTCATTGAGAGGAGTGTATGACTCGCCATCTACTGTAATATTAAATGTATCCTGAACACCATCAAACTGTGATGCAATACTGTCAATCAATAGATTGGAGTATTGTGTTGACTTTGACGGAATCTGGTAGTTTACATCGAGTTGGTACTGCTGTGGTAATTGCTTACCTACTCTATATGAACTATCACCAACTCTAACGTTATACTGGGCCATCAAGCAACTCCTGGGCTTACTTCAGCGTTACCCATAATTACTCTGGTCTTATATCCATTTGGATCGGAAAGAACAATGTCATAGACATAACGTCGTCTATCTAGTGCCAAAGTCTCTACGTCAGTCAGTGTTAAAGCAATCTCACCTGTGGTTCTATTTACAAACGTCAAGGTGAATGGAACGGAAGTGGTCGCTGAATAACTCTTCTTCATTGCAGCGGCCCCAGTGTACCCCGACATGTTGAGTGGAGTACCATCTTTATTGGTGATAAAGAAAGTGACTCCAAAGTCTGCTCCCTTATCAATCAGTATGTTGACTGGAATCGCTGCCATCTTGTTTCTCTAGTAGATCTAATGTTTCTAACCCACCCTCAAGCTTTAACTTGTACTCTCTCAATTTAGCGAGTTCTTCTTCGCCCCTTTTAATTTTGAACTCATAGTCTTTCAGCTGGGATAGGAATTCCTCTCGCATTTTTGATGTATCCATAGTCAATATATCATATCAAGTGTATTTATGATTAGTGTGCAATAACCTGAATTGCGATAGATCCAGTATCAACAAATGCACCGTCACCTTCTCTGTATACAGTGAAATCTACATGAGTATTGGATCTAGCAGTGGTTACAAATACTTTTTGAGCACCAATATAATCCATGTGGTTGGTGAAGACATAGTAGTCAGTAGCATTCGTAAATGCATTTGTGAAGGTCATGCGATAATTGCCACTGGATTGCTGTGTTACTGTTACTCCTGCCGTTCCAGTCCATGTAGGAGTTGCACCTAATGTAATCTCTCCAGATTGTGCAGCAGCTTTTGCATAATCTGTTCCTGCGACAGCTGCACTGATATTACCAGCACCATCTGCCTTGACAATACCAGTAATAGCACCAACTACGGGATCGGTTTCTGTATAAGATGATAAGTAGGTAGTGCTATCAACAGAACCATCTGCCTTTAGGAATTCTGTGGCAAGACCACCACTCTTCGTGATTGTATTGAAAGTAACATCAGAAGTAGTAGCCAGTGCCTGGTCTGTATCGGATAGATCGGTGGCTGCAATGGTGATATCTGCCGTACCATCAAATGAATTGCCAGCAATATTTCTTGCAGTCGCTAATGCTGTTGCTGTGTCTGCGTTACCAGTAACAGGTCCAGAAAACTCTGTAGCAGATATTGTGCCAGAGATAGATACACCTGTGGAATTTGTGCTTAATTTAGTGTTTCCACTATGTTGTAGTCTAACTGTTCCTCCGCCAGAATCAATAGTGATACCACCTGTTCCACTAGTAGATCCATTGATCTCAAAAGCACTTGAGGTACTATTGGGTAGTACCATGTGGGATCTAGATAAAATAGTTCCACCACTAACAATAGTTAGATTTCCAGCACTATAAAGATAATTGTCAACTCTTAAACCAGAGGTTGCAGTCTCTGCTTTCAATAGTCCATTATGATACAGTGCTACACTGCCACCAGCGTTTGCAACAATACTATCTTCACCAGCAGCGGGTTCAATATGAATTGCCGACCCCACACCAGATCTTAAATATAAATCCCCAGTTCCATTTTCAAGAAATCCAGCAAGACCAGAATGATTCAGAGTCATATCATTGTCTGCACCAAATAGAACCTGATCTCCATCACCAATAGAAATATTTCCTGTAATTGTTACACCTGTATTGGTAGTCTCAAATTTCTTTAAGTTGTTATAATATAGTTCAACCGCAGCACTGTCAAAGATTTTTAAAGAGCTATTGCTAACAGAAGTATAAAAGTTGAAGTTATCTGCAAATAAATTTAGATCGGTGTTA